TTAGCAACATTAGGACTTGGTTATGAAACTAAAACTGCTTGGAAAGAAGTAGATAAGTTATCAGAAGCATTCCAGTATTATCTATTAAAATCTAGTAATGAATTAGCAAAAGAAAAAGGCAAGTGCGAAGCATTTGACAAAACAAAGTATTCAGATGGTATCTTACCAATTGACACCTACAAAAAAGAAGTAGATGAGATTGTATCTCGGAAACTTTCATATAAATGGGAAGACTTGAGGAAAGATATTAAGGAATTTGGGTTAAGACATAGCACACTCACGGCTCAAATGCCTTCTGAAAGCTCTAGCGTGGTTTGTAATGCCACAAACGGCATTGAACCACCTAGGGACTATATTTCAGTTAAGAAAAGTAAGAAAGGTACATTAAAACAAGTTGTGCCTGAATATAAAAAATTAAAAAATAATTATACGTTATTATGGGATATGAAAAGTAATGAAGGATATATAAACATAGTAGCAGTAATGCAAAAATATTTTGACCAATCAATTAGTGGTAATTGGTCATATAATCCTGAAAATTATGATGAAGGAGAAATACCTTTATCAATAATGGCAGAAGATTTATTAACAACGTATAAATTAGGTTGGAAGACTTCTTATTATCAAAACACATATGATAGTAAGAAAGATGTTGAGGAACCTGTACATCCTATTGGTTGGAAAGATGATGTACCAGAAACCAAAACTATAATGGAGAAAAAAGACGAAGAAGAATGTGAAACCTGTGTAATTTAAAGGAGCCAAATGGCGTTTTTATGTGCAAATGTTCCTCATATAGAGGTACTAGTTAAAAAACAATACCTTTACGATTTAGAGAAAGGTCACGGAGAGTTTGAACCAGGTATCTGGTGTACAGTTAAAAGTATTCAAGGTAGAGCATTATATTTTGAAACATATCTGTATGAAAGTGGAGCATTATATGACAAGTTGCCTATAAATGCTTTTGTATGGAAAGAAACGAAAGAAGATATAAAATTAAGTGAATTACAATTATGGGATTGTTTTGATTATGATATATCAGTTATTGAGAAACAATTAGTGAGTGGTAATAGATGTACGTTTTTATCACCAAGTAAGAAATTATATGAAGGTAATTATATGTTTAGTATAGATAGTTGTAGTGCAACGAATAAAGAATTGAACGTAGGATATAGTGAAACTCCTTCTCAACATAAATCATTTAATATAATAAAATTAGATAATGGTCATTTTGCCGCTCAACCAAACAATAGAGTTTTATTTTATGACAAGTCTTTAACACCAAGTAAACCAAAAAGACCTGATTATAAAGTATCTACTAGAGAATATAGTGTAGATAATATGGATAAATGGACAGCAGGTGATAGTGATGAACACCATTATAAATTAACAGAATCAGAAAGATTACAAAACGAGTTAGAACCAATAAATGACTAAAAGTGTATTTAATACAGAAAAGAAATTAGACTATACTAAACAACCTATGTTTTTTGGTAAAGACTTACAGGTACAAAGATATGATGAACTAAAATATCCTATCTTTAATAAATTGTTTCAACAACAATTAGGTTATTTCTGGAGACCTGAAGAAGTATCTTTACAAAAAGACATTGCAGATTATAAAGAATTAAATGAACCGAGTAAGTTTATATTTACATCTAATTTAAAATATCAAACAATGATGGATAGTGTGCAAGGTAGAGGACCTGCTTTAGCATTTTTACCTTTTGTTTCAATACCTGAATTAGAGAGTTGTATTCTTGCCTGGGACTTCTTTGAAAACATACACTCACACTCATATACATACATTATAAAAAATTTATATTCAAATCCTAGTGAAGTTTTTGATACTATAATTTCAGATGAAAAGATAGAGAAAAGAGCAATTAGTATAACACAAAGATATGATGATATGATTAATTTAGGTTATAAATGGCAATTAAAACCTGATAGTGTTGATATGTATGAATTGAAAAAGAAATTATATTTAACATTGATGACTGTTAATATATTAGAAGGTTTAAGATTTTATGTTTCTTTTGCTTGTTCGTTTGCATTTGGAGAATTAAAGTTGTTAGAAGGTTCTGCTAAAATATTATCATTAATAGCACGTGATGAAACTTTACATTTATCAATATCACAAAGAATACTTAATAACTATCGTGATAATGAAAATGATAAAATTATGAATAAAGTGATGAGAGATACAGAAAAAGAAGTATATACAATGTATGAAAATGCAGTTGGTCAAGAGAAACGTTGGGCAACTTATTTGTTCTCTAAAGGTTCTATGATAGGATTGTCAGAAAAACTATTACATCAATTTGTAGAGTATATGGCAAATAGACGTATGAGAGCAATAGGATTAGAACCACAATATGACCAGAAAGTAAATCCATTGCCTTGGGTTGACCATTGGTTAAATAGTAGGTCATTACAAAATGCACCACAGGAAACAGAAATTGAAAGTTATGTTATAGGTGGTATTAAACAAGATGTACAAAAGGATCAGTTTAAGAAATTTAAATTATAAAATATATTATGGACGAAGAGATAACAAAGAATACTAGGTTTAGTTGTGGTAATTGTAAAGTGACCTATACTATAAAATATGATGAAGAAGAAACAGATATGAAACCTATGTCTTGTCCGTTTTGTAGTTATGAAATAGATGAAGATGAAGATGAAATTGGAGATGATAATGAAGAAACAAGTTGGGATTGATTATAGTTTAACAAGTCCTGCCATATGTGTTACAGATGACTTTAAATTTGAAAATAGTCATTTTTATTTTCTTACTAATAAGAAAAAACATATGGGCAAATTTGGTAATATAATTGGTTATGAACATCAACCTTATACAGACCCTATCCAAAGATTTACTCAAATTTCTGATTGGGTTTTAAAAATATTAAGATTAAATCATCCAGACGCTTCTCAATTAGCTATAGCAATAGAAAACTATTCTTATGGTTCTAAAGGTCAAGCACTATTTCAAATAGCAGAAAATTGTGGTATTCTTAAATATAGATTAGCAGAATTAAAATATAATTATAATGTTATTGTACCAAGTGTTGTTAAGAAATTTGCAACAGGTAAGGGTAATGCAGATAAAGAAATGATGTATGAACAATTTTGTAAAGATACAAAAACAAATTTAAAGAAAATATTAGATACAGAAAAAGCAGGTAATCCTGTATCAGATATAGTTGACAGTTGGTATATTGCAAAAACAAATTATGAGAAACTTTAAAATATTAATATTATTTATTTTTATGATGACAAATGTAGCGTATGCGGATTCTTGTAACTGGGATGATGATCCACCTTGTGTATTAATTAAAGTACCTTTAAACAATTCTAATAGTTTAGGAGATAAAGTAACACCTACATTTAAAATAACTAAACATCAAATAGAAAAATATAAATTAATAGATTTACCTAAAGTGCTTAATTATATACAAAGTGTTGATATCACTCAATCAGGTCCAACAGGACAACAAGGTTCTGTTTTTTTAAGAGGAACTAATTCTAACCATACACTAGTTTTATTAAATGGTATTCCAATAAATGATTATTCTACACCTACAGGTGCGTATGATGTTGGTCCAGAATTTATGTTTAATGTTCAGCAAATAAATGTGTATAAAGGGTCTGCTGGTGCTCATTGGGGAGCAGACGCTGTTGGAGGTGCAATAAATTTTATAACAACAGTAGACTATGCAAAAAAGATTAATGTATCAGGTGCAGATAATAATAAAACAATAAGTGGTAATTATTATACTAATATAGATGGTTATGATATATCTGTTTCAGCAGGTCATCATAAATCAAAAAATGTTTCTTCTTTATCAGGTGCAAATGAAAAAGATGGAACAGATAATAAATCAGTTGCAGTTAATGTTAGTAAGTGGTATGATTTCTTACATTGGCGAACAAGTTTCTTTACAAGAAATACATTTACTGATTTAGATGGACATAATGTTTCTGTACAAGATGGTAAATGGTCAGATAATAGTTTCTATGCTTTACAAACAGGTTTAGATTATAAAAATTCAAGTTTAACTTTTCATACACACGAATATGATAGAGATTATGATGATTCAAATTATGAAAGTGAAAACTATACTATAAGGGGTACTCAACAATATGATAATTGGGGAATAGGATTTGATTATAAACACAATGAATCCCAAACAAGTGAACATCATAATTTAGGATATTTCTTTAATTTATCTCATAATATATTTTCATATCATCATAGATTTGATGAAGAACACGATACTTATAAGATAGGATTTTTTAAATCTTTAGATGATGGTATTAATTTAAGAGGTAATCACTCTACAAGTTATAAAGATGAAACAACATATACAGATATAGAGTATGGCAACTCACAGGAAATAAGTTTAGATTATAATAATTTTACAACAACTTTATTTAAAAATGATATAGGGGATTTAAATACAGATGGCATAGAATTGAGTTATGGTGGTAAAGATTTTAAGGTTTTTGCTAGTCATCTAAATAGTAAGAAAAAGGATACAGTATCTTTAAGAAGACCAGAATGGAATTTAGGATTTATGCATAATTATGATTTTAATAATACTTTATCTTTAACTACAAATTATAAATTTAAAGGTGAACATTTAGATATACATAATAGTAATTGGAGTACAATATCTATGCCAGAAACTCACTTGTTAGATTTAAATTTGACAAAAAATTATTATGGTTATGATATAGGGTTAAGTATGACTAACGTTTTAAATGAAAAATATGAATCACCTCACGGATTCAATCAAAATGAAAGGAGAATTACTTTTGGGTTTAGTAAATCTTTTTAATTATGGGCGACTTTAAAATATTAATATTAGCATATCTAATTGGTCATAGTCCAATAGAAACACAACAAACTTTCCAAATGGAAGGTTGGTATAAAAATATGGAAGAGTGTAAAAAAGAATTACTTTTACAAAAACCTGATGGAAGATACGAAGTGATGAACGAGTTTGTTGTAGATGGAGAGTTTAAATGGGATTGGTTAGTTGCAGGTTGTAAAAGTGATACAACAGGAGAAGAATTCCAAGTATGGCCTGACTACCCTAAAGGCAAACCAAAAGAGTTAGAAGGCATTGAGTTTGATGTTTTTGAATTAAATATATGAAAGTTATAGAAATTTTAATTTATGGTTTAGGAATGCTTGAGTTTCCTTATGATGAATCTATTAAGAATTGTCATTTAAATGCAAGTGTCATTTATGATAATAATGGTGTAGAACATTTTACAAAAATGGATCCACCAGAGTTTTGGGCAGAAGGCGATTACTGGTTAGGTGAAGATGGTAAAAGATATAGACTTGCTGGTCATAGATGTATTGATAAAGAAACAGGTAAAGAAATAGGTCGTAATAGGTTATATTAATGAAATTATTAAAAGCAAGACAATATATAGTTTGTCAACACGCACCATTAAAAGGAATAAAACCTAAAGTTACAATAGTGCCTGTTAAAGATATAATGTTAACTGCTGATAATGAATGGATGATGAAAAGATATCCTGCGTTTAAAAGAAGTATTGAAAGTGCAGGTATGAAGTTTCCTATTATCTATACAGATTTAGAACATTATTGGTTGAAAAAAAGATGGCAGAAAGACAAAGAAGGAAATTGTATACCTGGTTTATCAGTACACACAGGTAATAAAAGAGTGTATTGGGCAAAGAAAAATGGGTTTACCCATATAGAAGGATACTTTGTTAATAATAAAGATGAACAAGCAGCAATAGTTAGACAAACATTTTTAGCACCTGTTAGTTTTCCAACTACAAATGCTCGTGCATATCAAGAAGAGGTAAATAAAATATGAAGGAAGTAGAACTACAAACAAATACTACAGCACCTGTAGAAGTAGATAGAAGGGATGGTTTGGAGCCAATAGCAAATTGGACTACTGAACAAATGAACTTTTTTGCTGAAAATAATATGATGATATATAATTGGGCAATGCAAGTTTCAGATTGTAATAAAATCATTAAAAAATTTGAACAGGTGGCTAAATTTGATAAAACCCAGGTAGATGAATTTAAAACTGGTCGTAAAAACTTTACTGAAATAGATATAGACAAATATAGTGGTCCACATTGGGAAGAACATAAAAGGTTATTTCTTGGAATGATGAAAGAATATAGATTAAGATTTATGAAAAATTTAAATATCAATGATGTAGATTTTCCACCAGTAATAGATATGGAAAATATAAGAATAAAAAAATATATGCCTAATGACGAAGATGAATTTAAAGTACACGTAGATGTTGTTCGTTCTATGGGTGATTCAGCAAAAAGATTTTTAGTTTTTATATTATATCTTAATGATGTTGAAGAAGGTGGTCATACATATTTTCCAAAAACTAATATATATGTAAAACCAAGAGCAGGAAGATTGTTAGTGTTTCCGCCTTTTTGGACTCATCCACACGCTGGATTAAAACCAGTTAGTGGACCGAAATATGTTATGATGTCTTATTTACATTATGGGGACGCAGAAGATCCGAGGTATAAAAATAAAAAATAATGTATCAACCATTACCACACGAATTAGAAATTAAAGTAAGTAAAATCCACGGTTCAGGATTGTTTGCAAAAGAAGATATTGATGACAATACAAAGATAGGATTAGGTT